GTAAATGGACTTAAAGATTGTGGGCTATATTTAATAAAAATGACTTACAAACTTGTACCAATTTCATCGCGACCAGGAGCGCATTTTGCTATAGACGAAGAAGACCATGAAAAATTTGTTAAAAATATGCCGAGTTGGTCAATGGCTGGAGCAAACAATAAATATCTTCAGTGTGATTGGAAAAATTCTCCGGTTGGTAAAAGACGTCCACGTCTTCACCGATTATTAATGGTAGGGTTATGTGATGATCCAAACATAGTTGTAGATCATATTAACGGTGATACTCTCGATAATAGAAGATGTAATCTTCGTGTAATTACACAAGCGCAAAACGTCGCACATAGACCAAACGCGAATATCAATAATAATTCTGGAACACGAGGTGTGTATTGGTGTAAAACGAGTAAAAGATGGATTGCGTGTATAGGACACAACGATACGTATTGGTGGAAAAAGACTTTCGTTGATAAAGAAGAAGCCGAAAGAGAAATAAAAACTAAACGTGAAGAATATAATTTAATTCATGGTATAACCACGGGGAATGTACCCGAACTTATACCCGAATTGAAAGAAAGTCACAAAATACTTGATATGTATATACAAAATAACCCTCATTTCATATATAAAGCATCAAGGGATACGCGTGAAAGATACAATGAGTATCGTCGCGAAGAAAGTGCTAAAAAACGTCGCGAGGAACGCGAAAAATTGTTAAGTGAACCACAAACACCGGATGTTATGAAACGTTTAAAACGTTTAGATGCAGACGATAAACGTGCTGAGAGTAGAAGAACTACAGTTTAACCCCCAAAACCCGGCGTAATTTTTGCATGATTTTAGGATCCGGTATAGCTTTACCCGATTCGTATGAAGAGATGATATCTGTTGATACGTTTATGAGACACGCGAGATCCTTTTGCGTATACTGTTTTGCGACACGCGCTTTTTGAATCGTTAATGCCGTTTCTTTACTGACTTTTTTGTGTGTTCCTAACTCGGTTTCATCGAGTTTTTGTTCCCTCGTTTTACCCGAATATTGACTCCGTTTGGGTAACTTTATTTCTTGACCCATGAACTTAACATACTTTTCCTTTTCCTTTTCCTTGTTAACTTTACCACGAATAATGACAGGGTCCCAATCTTGGTAATGGTTCATTTTATTTAGTATATAAGGAAATAAAATTTTAAGTTACTTATATAAATACATATGGAGACTATTTACGAAATAATAATAGCATTTTCCGCGTTTGGTGTTTTATATATGAATTTCGATAGAATGATGTATTGGTGTATTCCAAAATCATATTACGAAGACGAAAACAAAGACAATGAAACATAAAGAATATAAACGAGATTATAGTAAGTAAATATGATAGAAGTCTATACGGACGGAAGTTGTCTCGGTAACCCGGGACCCGGTGGTTGGGCATATATACTAGAAAACGAACAAAACGCGGGTGGTGCTAATATTACCACGAATAATGTAATGGAAATGACGGCGGTTATAAAAGCGCTCGAGAAGTGTTTGGAACTCAAACACGATAGGGTCCGCGTGTATACGGACAGTAACTATGTAAAAATGGGATTACTCGAATGGTCTAAGAACTGGGAACGGAACGGTTGGACAACAGCTTCGGGTGGTGAGGTAAAGAATAAGGATTTATGGATACGTATGTTGGAACTCATGCGTACTTTCGAAACGGTCGACGTGAGATGGGTTAAGGCACACAACGGAAACGAGAAGAACGAACGTGTCGATAACTTGGCGCGTGAGTATGCGTACTTATTTTCTAAGAAAATGTATGGATAAACCGGAACAACACCAATGGTGTCCAAACCAGGAAAACCTTCTTAAACGTTGGGCCGAAAAGGCTGCCGGTTACAGGTGGTTACACAATCACGCCCGCGTTTTATATAAACGTCAGCACGATTGGTTATCGTACCCGTCTATAATTATATCGAGCATTACGGGTGTTGGTGGTTTTGCGGTTTTGAGTCCCGATACGAATAGTATGTCGAACGATCAAAAACAAAAGATCATTATTTTCCAATACTTTTTTGCGTTCATGAACGTTATTGCGGGTATACTTACATCTATATCTAAGTTTAACAATTCCGCGCGGTTTATGGAAATGCACTCGGTCATGTCTGTGCAGTACTCTAAACTGTATAGGAACATAGACATGGAACTTTCATTGGAAACGCAACACCGCGAGGACGTTTTGGATTTCGTGAACAAAATCCGCGTCGAGTACGATCGATTACTCGACGAGGCGCCTGATATACCTTCCGAGAGTATCGATGCGTTTAACGAAGCGTTTCCCAATAAGGAGAACAAACCCGACGTGTGTAACGGTTTGAGCGTTATTAATTATGGTGAAGATACGAGTAGCCACAGGAACGCGGTACTCAAAAACTGGCTACTCAAAAAGCGACCGGGTACACCTATATCATCGAGGCCTTCGGTAGAATTAAAATCGTACAACTCGGAAGAACAGGTTTAACTTTTTACATATGGGACACATATGTAAAAAGTGATATTCCCGCCGGGTATCGATCCCGGGATATAGTCTTAACTCCGAACTTATGAACTAAATCATAACTTGACATACTTTAAAAAGTATAAGGACTATGTGATGACCATTTCACTACGGGAACCTATATAGTATACACACTTATTCTTTAAGTTACACACGCTTAAAAAATACATCCATATATACTATATGAAGTGTTGGTCTTGTGCACACACTCCAGAGTATAAACGCGATCAGATCCGTAAGAACGTTCTCGAAGGTACGTACTCTAAGAAACCAAACCTCGGGTTTAAACGTCGCGATAATGCGCGTCTTCGGTTACGGTTTAAGGAGGCTATAGAGTACGCCCACGATACGTGTGCGGAGAAATCGACGGACGAGTGTTTTACGGCATGGGATGAGGTTGACGAACTCGAAGACTCGATGATGCGGTACGGTATAAATTTGTATGACGATAGTAACATGCGGTACGGGTCACTTCTTCGACGCGCGTTTAAGGTTCGATGGAACGTACGTAACGTCGAGGACCATCACGTTATACCAGCACAGTTCAAAAGCCACCCGGTCGTGGAAAAGGTAAACTACGATATTCACGCGAGTGAAAACATAATCATGATGCCTCGTGACATTATTGGTAATTTACGAACGAACAGACACACGCACAGAGGCGGACACAAAGCGTATAATAGGTACGTGGGTGAAATACTCGATTCTATGGAAACTATGGAAACACCGGAACCAGAATTTAGAAAGTTTGTTGACTTTTTAAAAATTGGGTGTCGTTATCGTCCTCAAGATATACCTTGGAACTAGTGTACACTACCATCCGTATTCTAGAACATCTGTAGTTGCCGTGGGGTACCGTTTCGAGAAAAACTTTCGGTTCCCCCAATTACTGTGTCCAATGGTACTGTTATGGGTACGGTCGATGTGTAAACAGTGTCTGAGATCCTTGTAGTAAACACGCGCACCCCGTGCGATTATATCTTCGTGTTTCATGTCGACGTGGTTATCTATTGGAAAAAAGTGTTTGTAGTACTTTTTCATGTTATCGACGTGTATGAGGTAACACTTAGTACTCGAAATCCATTTAACACGTTCGAGACCACTTTTATCGGGTTTTTCTTCATCGGGGTACCTCGATAAGCAGTGGAAGAAACACATTTCGAAATCGTCGCCCTTTTTGTTTATGACATCTTGAATTTCTCGGTAAACGCGCTTATCTTTTATGATGACGTTATCTTCGAAAATAACCGCGTACTTGAGGTTTTGATCGAAACACCTTCGGTAAAAGTCCATGTGGCCCATATAACACCCAATAGCCCCTAAATTGAAGTAGGTAATATCCGGACGCGTTTTGTTCGCGTTATAGTGGAGTTTCAAAGCCTCGCGGTAATAGTTCGGTTCGATGATTTTTTGGTACTTTTTGGCGTTTTCGAGTTTCCTGGTATCTGTGCCGTATATGATTTCTAGAGGTACGGAACTATCGTAGTGATCGAGAAACTTTTCGCGTCGGTCGGCGGACGTTTCCAGGGTCAGAAGAAAACACTTATACTCGGGTTTTTTCCTGGTGCGTGCGAATACGAGTACGAGTACAAGTACGAGTACAAGTACGAGTAGTATCGGAACGATCATCCTTACTTAAAGAATACAGACATAATAATTTCGTGAAGGCGCCAGATTAAGGCTCTGGTTCGAAAGAGCGTGTATCATATCACATCCTCTGTCATATAATGGTTAATATTCCTGGCTGTTAACCAGGCAATCTGCGTTCGATTCGCAGCGGGGGAGTTTTTTTATTAAAATATAAAAATATATGGAATATTAAGGATGGGATGTATTTATAAGATTACATCACCGTCGGGTAAAGTATACATAGGTCAGACTGTAAAAACTTTACATGAACGGATTAAAGGACACAAAAAAAGTAGTACGAACTGTACATTACTTAAAAGAGCTATAGATAAGTATGGAGATGAAATGAAATATGAAGTCATCGAAGAAATACCTGATGAAATACTCGACGAAAGAGAAATATATTGGATAAGGGAATACAATTCATTAGCACCAAATGGATACAATTGTAGTTCAGGTGGAAACAATAAAAAGAAATTATCACAAACACTAAAAACCCATATATCTAAGGGTATGTCAAATTACAATTTACATAAAAACGGGTATTTGGGTTATATACTTATGAGAGGTAATAATTATGTACCGAGAATAACAATTAATAATAAAACCATTTATTTATCAAAGGGTTCGTTTAAAACTAAAGAAGAAGCTATAAATGTTTTAAAAGAATATACGAAAGATCCAGAAAACTTTGTTAAACCTTTAGGTTCAAATAAAAGAACTGTTGGATGTATACATGCTTCGAGAAATACATGGTATGTTAAATATAAACATAAACATTTGGGAACGTTCAGAACGAAACACGAAGCTGAAACGTTTTTAAATACGTATTTACAAAATTAGCAAACGATTCACAGGTTCGAACCCTGTCGCGAGCATTTCTTTTAGTGCGCTCGCGTGGCCAAGTGGTAAGGCATTTGTTTTGTATTTTGATAATTTTTTAAAGCGTGTGTCCCACACTTTAAAAAGTTTTGTCGTGTAACAGTAATAGAGCAGGCCGAGCATAATGTTTTTATCGAATTGGCTCGTCTTTAAAATCGTGTTAGCGGCCGT